GCGATAGGCCGATCTGCTCCTGCCGAACCTGGTACTCGTAGAAGTCCCGCTCGTACTGGCCGCGGTCCATCGCCTGATTGGACGTGGAGGCGCCGCCGAGGATCGAGCCAAAGGCCGACACGCCCGACAGGGCCGCAGTCATGGGGTCATACAATGCGCGCATATGTGTCATACCTGTCCCCCTTTTTAGTCCGTTTGAAGCCCATGAGCAAGGCCCAGCGGGCGGCCGGGGGGTAGTCGTTGTCGGTGTGCATCCACACGAGGCCAGGCATCATTTCAAACCATCGAAGCGCGTATCGGGTCAGGCGCACCATGTGCTTCTTCATATCGGACGCGAGGAGCGCCCAGACTTCGCCGGTCTCCGAAATAACCCCGGCCACGGCCACCAGCTCCCCGTCGACTTCCATGGCGAAGCTGAATGGGTTCTCCGCAAGCCGATGAAGTAGGAGCGGCCGGGCGAGGAGAAACGGCAGCCGCCCCCAAGCGTGGTCGACCGTGTTCATCTTGTAGAAGTCGCTGACGCGGAGCGGCCGGAACCGGGTCATCCCTCATTGACCTCGGCGCGCGGCGCGATCGCAAGAACTGTCATGGGCAGCGGGTCGTCGTTCTCGAAGTAGACACTGGCCTCCAGGTCCCAATCCTGGTCGGTGCCGACTTCGACCGCCCCGGTGAACAGCGGGGTGGCGCGGTCCATCGGCTGGTCCGCCTCCATCATGATAAGGTTGCGGGGCGGGTAATGCACGCCGTCGCCGACCGCGGCCTTGCCGCCGACCGAATTGAGCACGTAGACGATCACCTGGTTGACGCCGGTACGATGGCCGAGATTGGCCCCGAGGCGCGTACCCCCGACGAAGCGCTCGGTCTCACCCAGGAACTTGTAGGGCAGGCCGACCGACACGATGCTGGCCGGATAGTCGAGCGTGACGGAGCCCCCGCCGGACACTGTCTTGCGCAGGTGGACTTTACCGTCCGCAAGGATGGCGACCTCCCGGCCGGCAAGATGCGCGAGCCCCGATACGGTCGTCACCTGCTTGCGCGCGGTAGGCGCGTTCCAGTTCGTAGCGGCCTGGTTGTTCACGACCGTCAAGTCGTCCCAGCTCGTGCCGTCCACGCCGACCAGCGTATAGGTATCCGTCGTGACCCCGGCGATCGTAGCGGCTAGATAGTCGAGCTGATGCGGCTCCTGCGCGACACGGTGGCGGATGCTGTCTCCGTTGGAGAAACCGTGGCCGGGGCAGGTAATGACGACCGGATTGGTCTTCGTGAAGCTGGTAATCAACTTGGGGCTGTCGAGGCGCAGGCCGACATCGACGTAGTGCGCTTGGTCGAGCGCGGCGATACGCTGGCGCACCGTGGCGCCTTGGCGGGGGAGCGTCGGGCGATAGGGCGCGGCCATGTAGCAGACGTACGTGGCCCCGTCGTAGGTCGCGAGGAACCACAACTCCTGCAGTTTGTTGTCCGGGTTCACGACAGAGACCACGTCCTCGACCATCACGTCGGTCCCGACCCAATGGCGCGCGGCGGCGATCACCTTCTGGTCCGGCTCGTAGGTGAGGGACACGAGGCCACCGTCGCCGTGGACCAGCCAGACGGTGCGGTCGGGCGTCTCCTGGAAGGCCGAACGGAGCAAGCCGCCGAGCCCGTTCTCGTCGGTGTCCGGGATGTCCTCGCCCAGGAGGAGCAGGTTACGCGAGGAGAAGTTGTCCTTCACCACGTCGTACTTCAGCTCGTAGAACTCGCGCTGCGAGGCGTGCGTGAACAGCACGACGTTGTCGGTTTGGATCGGGGGCAGCGCAGCCGAGCCGCGGGTGGTGGCCGAGCGCACGACCGTCGTCTTGGGGGTCATCACCCCCGCGTCGCTGGCGAAGGCGCGGAACTCACCGCCCGAGGAGCCGACGATCATGTAGTTGGACATCGAGGCCAGCCACAGGATGGTTTGCAGGCGCTTGCCCTGGACGCGCCGGACGATGGCCTTGTCGTCCTCACCGATCGTCGGGGTCGAGCCGAAGTTCGTGCCGCGGTCGAAGTTGTCGTAGTCGTCCGATACCGAGCCGACCAACACGTCGGGGGACATGCGCGTGCCGGCGTACCACAGGCGCCCATCGTGGAAGAGAACCGCGCGGGGGCCATCGGAGTTGGAGAACAGGCCCATCGCCCAGTCCAGCGTGGCGGTCGTGGTAGTCGCCGCGGGATCGGTGGCGACCTTGGTCGGTGTTACTTCCGCGGTGGTCGAGGTCAGGACGTTTGAAATCTGGTAGGTGCCGTCGAACCACCGCACCGCCCGGCCAATGTCATCGGCGTCATTGAGCCCGCCGGGGCGCGGGTCGGCCGAGAAGGTGATGACGTTCGTCCCTAGGTTTACGGCCAAGGTGGTCGAGGTGATGTTGGACGGCTGCATCGGGAAATTGCCGTCCTTGAACACAACGCCCCCGATCGAGAAGGTCTGGAGCCCCGTACGGGTCAGCTTCTGCGGGAACTTGCCGGGGTGCGCCAAGTACATCACGTCGACCTGTTGCGCGGTTCGGATCGCGAGGGGGCCGCCGAAATCGTCGTTGCCGTATGGGGACGCGATCTCGTACGGGACGCCCGGCGAGCTTTCGATGACGCCGTGGTTGGCGTAGAACCGGATGTAGCCGTCTGAGAACTCCATCACGTACTGTTGCTCGACCGACACGTCGAACGAGAGCAGCGCGACGGGAGAAGTCGTTGACTTGACCTCGGCCACGACGTAGGAGCCGGTGCGGCGCTGGAAGCCACCATGCGGCATCGGGAGGCCGTTCTGGGCCTGCCGCATCCCCTGGCCGTACTGCTCCAGGTCCTCGCGCGTGAGCAGGCGCCGGGTGAGCAGGCCCGACGCGAAGCTGTTTTGCAATGGATTAAAGCGGGCCATTTTAAGGCAAACCTACGACAAAATTGGCCCGACGCGGTAGCCGCTGTAGGGCGTGTCAGAGAACCGGCTGTCGACCCACTCGCTGGCCACCGTTACTTCGGGAGAGTTCTCGATCGCGTGGTTCATCTTGGCGTTGCGCATGGCCATGGCCCGGTCCTGGCGCAAGGCGTTGTAGCGGTCGGTGCCCTTGGTCACGTCGTAGAAGATGTCGAGCGCAATGTCGAGCGCCAGCACGTTGGCGAAGTCCGGCGGGTACATGCCGGCTTCCTCGATCCTCTGCGTGATGAACAGGTTGAGCGGGGCGCCTACGTCCGTGTAAACGAACTCGCCCTCATGCTTGAAGGCGTTGCGCGAGGAGCTGTAGTTGCGGGTCGGCTCGGTGTCGTCGGCGATGCCCAGGACGCGCAGCGTCTCCGGCGGCAAGCGGTAGCGGCGCTGGAAGCCAAACAGCGGCGCGGCGGGGTCTGCGGCCAGTTGCACGCGGACCTTGGCGAAGTTCCAGACGTAGGACTGCATGAGCGTGTCGCGCACCTGGTCGTAGACCGTGCGGATCGAGGTGGCGCCCTTGGAGTTTTCGTCGATGGAACTGATGCGCGCCTGCCCGACCTTGACGAGGGCGCGGTTGATGATGTCGATCTTACTTGACATTGTCGGAGAATAGCACAAGCCGACCACAAAGAGAAACCCCCGGACCGTGAGGGTCCGGGGGCGCCGGGGCAGACGAAGGAGGGGAAAGGCCCCGGCTAGGGATTACTCTCGCGTGGTGCCCGAGGTAGCGATGCTGGACACCTTGGACACCTTCGACTTCTGGCGATGCCAGGAGCGAATGAGGGCGGCGATCAGCTTGTCCGCGTCGAGGTCGCCGATCGTATTGTCGACGAGCAGCGCCACCGAGCCGGACAGCGCCCCGCCCGCCCCGTAGGTCACGGTGATCTGCCGGGACGGCGTGATCGAGGCGTTGAGGGTCAGCGTGGCCATGCTTACTCCACCGCGTAGAGGACGTACCCGTAGAGCGAGGCGCTGCCGGGGTTGCCGCCCTCGAACTTGGCCGTCAGCGTGATGCCGGCGGTCAGCCGCTCGCGGCCGAGGCCGTAGAGCGCGTAGGTGTTGGCGAAGTCCGCCTGGCCGGCGGCCGTGGCGACATCGAGAGCCGAGAGATACTTGTTCTCGGTCGTGCCGTCGCCGATGTCGAGCGTGATCGAGGCGCCGAAGTCGCCGAAGTCGATGCGGCCACGGTAGATGCGGGCGCCTTCGGGGAGGCGGCACAGCTCGACGGAGTCGTTCTGGGTCACGTCGCCGGTGAAGGAGAAGCGGGAGATGCGCAGCTTGCCGCGGCTCTCGTCGGAGAGCGGAAAGGTCTGCGGCGTCGCGCGGAGCTGCGTGATCTGGTCCGAGTAGAAGGTGGCGTAGAGGGCGCGCATTGGCGGGGTTCCTATGTCAGAGGGGAGTAGGCAGCGAAGCTATTACGCTTCGCTGCAGAGGATGGAAACGACCTGCGCGTCTTCGGTACGGAGCGCGCCCCACGAGCCGCAGGTGTAAATCTGCTGGCTGTAGCGCTTGTCCGGCCGCGGCGAGGCAACCGTGTTCGGGGCCATGGCCATGCCGAAGCGGATGGCCTGCTGCGTGAAGGCGAAGCAGTTGCGCTCGGTCGAGACCGTGCCCAGGCGCTGCGAGCGGATGAACTTGAAGCCCATGTACTCGTCGATCTCACCGCGCACGAGCGCCTTGACCGTGTTGAAGTCGCTCGACGTGACCTTGTCGTCTTCGAGCAGCTCGCGGATTTGGCGAGCCGAGGCCACGAGGAAGCGCGGCGTGAACTCGTTGACCTCGTTGGCGTCGAGGATTTCCTTGGCGCGGATCAGCTTGTCGATCGTCATGCCCGTCGAGCCCGAAACGAGCTGCTGGGTCGAGGTCGGGAACGCCGAGGAACCCGTGCCGGTGTGGCCGGTGACGGCCGGGTCGTACAGGGCGCGGATGATCTCGTCGTCGAGCCCGCGGCCCATGGCCGAAGCGTGCTTCTGCGTGTACATGCTGTCGACCTGGATCAGCATCTTCACGCGGTCCTGCTTGTCGATCAGGTCGGCGACATCGAAGCTCTTGATGAAGCCCCACCGGCGGGTCTGCGGCGTGTTGTTGAGCGGGGTGTCGCCGTGCCGCTCGTTGATCGCATTGACCTCGACCTTGCCCATGATCTCGACGGTCCAGCTTTCGCCGGTCACGTCTTCGCGCATCACGGTCCCGATCAGACGGGAGAACTGCTGCTCCGCGAGGGAGTGGACGGTCGTCGAGAACTGCGTGACATACGCAACGGGGATATCGACAGAATACAGCGCACGCATTTGCGTGTTTACCTTTCACCAGGTTGTGGGGGATTTCGGTGAGCCGCCACGGGTGTCCGGTGAAGGGCCGTATTGTCTCGGTCGATTGTGAACTAGCACAACCGACCGAGCGTGTCAAGTCAGCGAAACATGAAGCCGAGCAGGCCGACGTAGATGAAGACGACCGTGGCCAGTGCCCCGAGGACGAAGCCCAGAAGGAACCAGATCACTGGTTGTTCGCTGCGTTCGGAGTAGTGTGCCAAGAGTATGCGGGGGCGCCCCAGTTCGGGTTCTTCGAGACGTTGCCCGTGGCGTTTGCCGCGAAACCACCCGTGGTGCCGATCCCGGACCACTGCTGCGCGGTGTAGGAGCTGTACGCCTGCCCGTCCGCGATGTTGTTGTTGAAGGCGTTGACGACCGGCAGGTTCGTGCCGAACAGTCCGTGCCCGCCAACGCCGCCAGTCGTCTTCTCCTGGCCGTTGTTCAAAGCTTCGTTGTTGCAGAACAGCAAGCGCTGCGTGGCGGACACTAGCGCGCCGTGCTGGCCGTTCACGGCGAACGTGTTGCCGAGTAACTTCAACGTCTGCGGCGCCGCGGTCGTGACGAAGCCGGACGCCGAGCCCCAGGCGATACCGCTGGGGGCTGCGTCTGGATTGCCGTTGTTCGAGAACCAAGAATTGATCGCGCGGACCACCTTGATCGTACCGCCTGCGCCCGCGCCTCCCGCGTTCAGGTTGACGCCGTGCAGCCAGTTCGTGTCCGCCAAGAACTCGATCAGGTCCAGCTCGACGAACCCGCCATTG